ACGACTTGGACGAGTCGCGAAGGGTCCTCGGTCGAAGCCGCGATCGCTTCGGTCGAGGAGAGGAACGGAGGGGAGGTCGAGTCGTATGTCATTCGGAGTCCTCGTCGTCGAGAGCCGGTCGTCGCGGCTCGGAGAGAAGTTGGCACCATCGGTTGTGGCCGTCGAACGCTTCCTCAGCGGTCCGGTAGCGTTCGACGACTCGAACGAACTTCCTCGGCTCCTGCGACTGGTCGGTCTCGAAGACGTGGGTCTCGAAGCCGATCGGCTTGTCTTCTGTTTCCAGCCAGGCTCCGAAGGAGACGGTCAGAACGACGAGCCGCTCGGACGGCTCTCCGACCGGAGTCTGAAGGTAGAGGGAGCGAGTCATCGTTCGTCCGGTCGAGAGGGTGTAAGTGCGTCGAGGTCGGAAGCTCATCGGGTCACCTTGTCGATTGCGGCGATGCGCTCCCCTATCCACCGGACGACCGGCACCGCCATCGAGTTTCCGATCGCCTTGTAGCGAGGTCCGTCTGCCGCAGGCTTCCCTCGAAAGGGAACGGAGGTCCAGTCGTCTGGGAATCCTTGCAGCCTCTCGCACTCGACCGGCGTGAGCCGACGAACTTCGAACGAAGGAGGACACGAAACTGCGTGAGGGTCGCGAGCCACGAGCGAACTCATCGTCTCGCTCGCTTCGATGCGCGGAGCGAAACTTGCGTTTGTCCCTTGGTTGAAAGCCGCTCGGTCGAGGACGAACGGAGCCGGAGGAGGAGACTCGACGAGGACGGCAGGGAACCGATTCTTGTCTGGCATCGCCTGTTGCTTCGCGAGGACGGCATCGAGCGTCTGCGTCACCTGCTCCCCGTTCCAGAAACAACTCGTCGGAGAGCCGAGTCGAGAGCCGGAGGAAGTTCCTTCCCTCTTCGCTCTGCTCTTCGGAGGACTCCCTCGCAGGCTCTCCGGCTCAAATAGAACCGCTGCGGCACGACGCCAGTCTGTAGCGTTCGCGACAACGAAGACTCGACGACGACGCTGCGCGACTCCGAAGTGCCGAGCGTCGAGAACCCTGTATGCGAACCCATACCGGAGTTCTGCCAACGCTCCGAGGAAGGAACCAAAGTCCCTTCCTCCGTTCGCAGACAGGAGACCAGGCACATTCTCGAAGATAACCCACTCTGGCCGAAGTCGGTCGACGATAGCCAAGAATGTGAGAGCGAGGTTGCCACGAGGGTCAGCCAGGCCAGCGCGGAGTCCGGCGACAGAGAAGGATTGGCAGGGAGTTCCTCCGACCACAAGGTCAACTGCTCCAGGTCCGAGGCTCCAGGTCGAGTGTGCATTTATGTCTCCGAGGTTCGGAACGGAAGGGAAGCGGTGCGAGAGGACCGCAGAAGGGAAGGAGTCGAGCTCAGCGAACGCGACCGGAGTCCAGCCGAGCGGCTCCCACGCGACCGAAGCCGCTTCGATGCCGCTACATAGAGAGAGGTATCTCATCGGCTCCTCCGGAGGAGTTCGGAGAAGAAGTCGCGGAGGACTCGGAGGTCTCGCTCGTCGAGGTCTCCTCGGAGGACGACTCTCGAAGCGAGCAGAATCGCGAGCCTCTGCCAGCGATCGGCTTCGGTCGCTTCGGAGTCTTCGGTCGAGGAAGTGTGCATCGGCTTCATTCGGTCTCCTTCTCGGTCTCTGCCCAATGGCGTGTCGGTGGCGGTGCGTCGGTCGAGACCTTCCGGAGCCTCCTCGGTCGAGGACCCTGATCGGTCTGCGGAAGTATCTCTGCGATCGTCTTCGGGGGAGCCGGAGTCGAGTCCTCCTCGACGGTCGTCTCGAAGGTCGCTGACTGGAGTCCGAAGCGGAACGCGACCGAACCTTCCGAGCCGAAGTCGTCGCGATTCTTGAGGACATAGAGGACGGCAACGGAGGAGTTCGCGTCTCTCTTCGAGTCGCTCCGGTCGGCTCTCCGAGGTCGCCAGACCGACCAGATGTTGTCCGAGAGTTGCTTCAAGCCTGCCGAGCCTTTGAGGTCACTCGCCTGGATAATGCGGTTGTCCTTGTGAGTTTCGTTCGACGAGTGCGCCTGTCGAGGATGGGCGACGACGACGATGTGCACTCGAAGGTCGACCGCGACCTCCGCGAACATTTTCATCATCGCGTCGAGGTCGGTCCGTTCCTCCGGACCTTCGGAGACCATGAAGTGAAGGTGGTCGAGGACGACGAAGCGAACTCCGAGCCTCCGGATACAGTGGAGGAGCGTGTTCCGCATCGCTTCGAGTTTGATCGCTCCGTAGCGTCGGAGGAGGAAGAGAGGCAAACCGTCAAGCGAGTCGAGCGTCGAGTCGAGTTCGGAGTCGGAGAGGAGGTCCGGAGCCGTCTGCGAGAACTGCCGAACGAACTTCGCGAGTTGCCGCTTCGGTCCGAGCTCAAACGGGCAGAAGAGGACTCGGTGTCCGGCTCTCGCCATGTTCAGCGCGAAGTTCGAGCAGAATGTCGACTTGCCCGAAGCCGTGTCGCCGGTCACGAGAGTAACCTCTCCGAACCGGATTCCTCCGACGAGAGCGTCGAGGTCGGTCCAGCCGGAGGAGACTCCTCGCGGCTTCCCTCCTCGAAGTTCTTGGACATACTCGTCGCGGATGTCCGAGACCTTGACGATGGACTCTGTTCCGAGCGACTTCGACTCGTCGACGATCGCTGTGAGGTCGAAGCCGGAGCCGAACTTCTGAAGTGCTTCGTTGGCATCCTTCGTTCCGACTGGCCAGGCTCCGAGCCGACACCGATGAGAGCCGAGCGTCTCGACGAGTCGAGCGGCTCCCTTCCGACCGGCTTCGTCGTTGTCATAGACGACGACGATGTCTTCGCAGGAGTCGAGGAGTGCGGTCGTCTCCGGCTTCCAGTTCGGCTCTCCGACCGTCGAGGAGACCACGTTCGACCAACCCGCGACGACGCAGGAGAGAGCGTCGAGCTCACCTCCGACGACGAGCAGCGTCGAGGTCGCGTCGACTCCGTTCGGAGCGAAGAGGACCGACTCTCCTCCGACGAGTCTTCGGAACGCTCGGTCGCTCGGAGGAACGCTCCGAAGTTTGACGACCGCTGCGGAAGCAGGGTCCGGTCGTCCGTCGACGGAGCGGAGGAAGGAGGGAATGACGAGCCAGCCAGGTCCGGATGGTTCGGTCTCGACCGGAGAGACGCGACGACGAGCCGACCTCGGAGTCGAGCCGTCTGCGTTCGCGCACCAGCCGAGCCGGTAGCGTTCGCAGACTTCGAGTGGGAAGCCGCGTCCTCGAAGATAGTCGCGAGCGAGCGCAGCGTCCGGATGCGAGACGAGGTCGAAGGTCCACCGCTCGACTTCGCTCCTCGGTCGAGCGGAGCGGAGAGCGGCTTCAAGCGACCGCTCCTCGACTCGGTCGAGCGAAGTCTTCGTCGCGGTCGAGACCTCGAACTGAAGTCCGAGAGCGACCTTCAACGACGACTCGTTGCCGCGAGCGTCGCACCGTTTACAGTGCCAGAGCCACGTCGCGGAGTTCACTCGGCAGTGCCGCTCCTTCCGGCAGACGGGGCAGGTCGTCTCGACCTCTCGACCCTTTACCTCGTGTGCTATGCCGTTGCGTTCGAGGAACGCGACCGGACCTTCGTTCGTTGTCATCGTCTGTCCTATCTTCCGAGACGACCGGACTTGCGTCGGAGGAGCGTCTCGCGGGTGGCTGAATCCTCGATGTGTGGGGCATCGAGTCGGAGGCTAGTCGAGGAGCCGGAGGAGAGCCAACGGTCGAGCCGCTCCGGAGAGAAGATGTGTTCGCAGTCGTTGTAGCGGAGTCCGTTCGGATTCTCTCCGCTGTGCCAGGGGGAGGCGGCGCAGGCGTCGACGGCTCGACGGAGTTCGTCGACGGTTCGACCGCTCCGGAGTCTAGCGCGAATGAGAGAGAGTCGCTTCGTCGAGAACTCCGTCCGGTCGTCTCGCTTCGTGACCTTCTTCCAGTAGGCTGCGACTTCGAGGACAGCCCCTTCGAGGTCGGCTCGCGACCGCTCCGCGAAGATTCGCAGACCGTCCGAGTCGACCTCGAAGGAGGTGCCGCTCGGCAGGAAGCCGAGGACACCGTCCAGGTTCGAGAGGCTCTCGACTTCAAGAGAAGAGAGGACCTCTCGCGTCGAGAGGTGAGCATCGAGCGAGCCGGAGCCGGAGCGCATCTTCGCGAGGAGCCAGAGGACTCTCGCTCGGATTCGGTCTATGTTCGGTATCGTCGAGCTCATCTTCGGTCTCTCGTCTAGAAGGGGATGTCGGTGTCGTCGTTGCCAGGCTTCGGAGCGTCGAGAGGTCCGTCCTCGAAGCCGTCCTCGTCAGAGACCGGAGGGAGCATCGTCTCTCCGAACTCCTCGCGGAGCCGAGCGAGGTCCTGCTTCGTCGGCTGCTCCGTCGACTTTACCTCCTCGCGATTGCGCTGCTTCCCTTCGTATGTCTCGACCTTGTGCTCGACCTCGATGACGAGGATGCGGTCGAGGAGAGCGTCCTCGACGGAGCGAGGGTCGGAAGGGTCGAACGCTCCGACCGGATTCGAGCAGGAGCGGCAGAGCCGAGCGAGCCGCCAGAGCGACTTCTCTCCGAGCCAGAACCGAGCGAAGCGGAGGACCTTCCCACGGTATGCGGAGGACGGGTCGTGGATCGTGAACTCGAACTCGACCGCAGTCGAGCCGGACTTCGCGACGAACGGCTTCGCGTCGGAGACGAAGACGAGGTGCCGACCCGCAGGGAACGGCTCGAACACCTTGTCGAGTTTGTCGAACTTGTTGTCGTTGGGATTGAACATTGCCTGTTGCCTTATGCCCGTCTGCGACGAGCGGTGGAGCCGGTCGAGGAGTTCGACGCGACGGGTGAAGTCGAGGAGATGGAAGCGGTCGAGGGAGCCGGAGCCGTCTCGGACGGAGCCGACTTCGAGAGAGCCGGAGTCGTCGAGACGAAGGTCGCGGAGTCGTGCGGCTCCGCTGCGACCGCGAGGTCTGGGAACGTGAACCGAAGGAGGGAGCCGAGAGTCGTCTCTCCTGCCGTCCTCGTGTTTACGGTGACCGCAGGCCAGCCTGGACCTGGCTTCGTCAGAGCCGAAGCCG